TGAAAGGCAGACAGAACATAAACTATATGCTTAACCACCAAACAGACGAGAATTGGAAATATGCAGATATAGAAAAGATGTGTGCTGTTTTAAGAATACCGATAACATACATTTTAGGAGAGAAATGATACCGCCGAACAAACTATTGGTTAAGATAATAAAAGATTGTGGCTATTCTGTAGCAGAAATGTCGCAAAAGATATATGGAAATACAGAAACACTAGCTTGTATGGTATCAAGGGATAGACTAAACACCAAGATTGTAGGGAAAATAAGCGAGATATTAGGAATAGACCTAACATTTCTTGCAAAAGAAAATAGAGGAAAGGTAATTAATGAAAGAACCAATTAGAGTATTTAAAAACAAAGAACAGTTAGATAAAAGCCTTAAAGAGTGGCAAGATAGGCTCTTTTTGAATGATTGGACTATAAAAGCTGTTATTGAGAAATTTAGTGAAGATGAAGAATGTTTTGGCGGTGAGTGTATTAGACTTCCTGTAGAAAAATCTGCTTTAATAAGAATTAACAAAAATGCTTGTTTTGTTGAACTAAACGGAATAAAAATAGCAAAACGCCCGCAAGAAATGGTTTTAATACACGAATTGTTGCATTGCAAGTATACATTTATTGAAAAGGATAGTAGTTATGAAAGTAAAACTACATATTATATAGAGCATTATTTAATAGAAGAAATGGCGAAATCATTAATTATGGCAAAATATAATTTATCATTTGATTGGTTCAAGGTGGATAATGGAACTTCATAAAAGGCATTTAGTAGACAATGAGGATTTAGATAAATTAAGAAAGAAATTTAGGCAAGTGCTAAATGATAAATGTTCCACGTGGAACAAAATAGACTTACAATTTGAACTATTAAGAGCCAAAGCGCTTTGCGAACTTGTAGAGAATATGTATGTGCATAATGATTTTGTAGCAAGCTGTTATGCTTATCAATATACCTTGCCTTTAATAGAAAGATTGGTAGATTATTGTTATAATAATTTTTCAAAAAAAGATGTTAAAGAGTGGTGTGCAGAGAAAACAAAAACAACAGAAGTAAAAAACGCACTTACTGGTGATGTAATAGATTTTAACAATTTAGGATATATTTGTGATTACCTACAAATGAACCAAATGGCGATAGCTAGTAGATATTTTATTAAATATAATATTCAGTATTTAGAAAGAGACAAAGCAGAAAAAGATTATCCAAATAGAGCAAGGATTTTAGAAAGTTTTATTTGGTGGGTAAATCAAGGATTATTAGGTTTGTTTGACTTAAAAATGCCTAGTGATACTGCTAAATATGACTTTAAGCCTGAAACTATAATTTTTTCAACCTTTCCAAGTAGTGGTAAATCTTATGTTTGTAATACAGCTAACCAAATGTTTGCGATTTTATCTTCATTGATAAAAGGTATGGGTGGTTGTTTAAGAATAGGAAATGAGCAAGGAAATATCTTTAGACAAAGCCGACAAACAATGAATATGATTGAAAATAAGCTAATTTTCGACATTTATCCCGAATTAAAGCAATATATTAATAAAACAAGTGGTAAATATAGACCCTTCCAAAAAGAAAGTGAAGAAGAATGGGGTATGCAAAATGTGTATTTTGACCCTGCAACCTGTGTTTTCAAAACAAGAGATAGCTCAATAAACTCTGTCCGTTGCCAAATTGGTATGATGGATGACCCAAGTCGTGGCTTGCAAGAATGTAATAATATTGAAATACATAAAAAAATAAATCAGCTTTATGTGGGTGATTTTGATGATAGATTTAAAAGTCAAGGTACTAAATTAAAAATTTTGACAGGAACGATGTATAATCCATTTGATGTTTTTGCTACTCAAATAGAAAGTTCACTTGCAGACGGATATTTTATTGATGATAGATTTACAAAAACAGAGGGAACCGGTAAAGATATAAGAATTATTTCAAGTTGTAAAACACTTATAAGCAAAGATAAAAAAACAATTGTTATTCTTAATGATATTGAAGATGAAGAAGGTAATTCCGCTTTTCCCGAATTTATATCTACGGCAGACTTACAAAAAAAGAAAAAAGATATGGACGCTTATACATATGCTTGTGTATGGCGACAGAAACCAATTCCTGCCGAAGGACTTATCTTTGATTATAATCTTTTAAGAATAGAAAAAGATTTGCCTTATGACGACCTTACACAATATTCATTTGCATATATAGACCCTACAAGAAAAAAAGCAAGCGATTTCTTTTCAATGCCTATATGTAGAAAGCATAAAAATGGCGATTTTTATCTTACAGATGTAGTTTTTGGTAGAAAAGCATCAAGAGATTTTTTAGACGAGATAATCAATAAAATTATAGAAAACAAAATTATAAAAATTGTAATAGAAAAAAATGTTAGTGAAGATTTAGACTTGCTTTTGAAAGACAAATTAAAACAAAAGGGTGTTGAGTGGTGTGAAATAGTTACTATATATAATACTGTTAATAAAGCACAAAGAATAGCGGATATGGCAGGAACAGTTAAACGATACATAATATTCCCGCCGAAAGAAAAATATGGCACAAAAACACCTTTAGGATTATTTATACATAAACTTACTGAATATTCTACAATCAAAAGTAATGATTATGATGATGCTCCAGATAGCCTTTGTGGTTTTTGTCAACACTTTATAATTAATACAGATAGGAGAAACATTATAACAAGTAAAAGAAGACTACCTTTTTAAAGGAGAAAATTATGATATATGTAATAATATTATTAAGTTTAATATTAGTGATATTATTGTTTCCAGAAATATATAATGGCATTAAAAAATTATTGATTACTTAAAGGAGCGAAAAAATGGAAAAAGCAATGACAATAAAAAAGCCTAAACAAGTAAAAATAAAAAATAGCCAAGATAAAAGAGTTAGGGTAATTAATTTATCACAAGACTTTTTTCAATACAAAACAAAACTTATCAAAAAATTAGATAGTTTTGACCCTGCTATTTATGAAGGCAGTTTATCACAATTTGTAGTAAATTTAATAGAAACTTTACCATATTTTGCTGAAAGGCGAGATAAATGCAGGGAAATGGACTATAAAGACTTTGCAAAAGGCTACGAATATTATCTTAAAGTGGCTATGCTTATAAATGAAAAAACCAAATACATACCTACATTGCCTGACTATTGTAAATTTGTTGGTCTAACTGTCAAAAAATTTAATCTTAAAATGCAATTTAAGAATGAGCTAGGCGATGTTTTTGATATGATTAATAATGATTTGCAAGGAAGGACTATACAAAGCATAATGCTTGACGATATAAACAATATTTCGGGGATATTCGTTGCTAAAGCAACTTTGGGAATGAGAGATACGGAGCAACAAGTTACTAATATTAATATACTTAATACTACTAGAAGTATTGACGACATTATGAGTGATTTAGAAAAATATAAGGCAAATAAAATAGAAAACTAATTAAAAACACTTGACAAATATCTTTTTTTATGGTATGCGTTAAAATAGGATATGGAAAATATTGGTAAAAAAATTAAATGCCCTATATGTGATGCAGAAGATAACTATCTTTTAGATAAAAAGGATAATTATATTCTCGCACAAGGCAATATTTCCTATGACTTGCGCAAAGCAAACTTAAAAGGAAAATGTAAGGTTTGTAAGCGTATAATTAAGTATAGTATACAAAAATGAGTTATTCATTGTATAAACCTCCCTTTCCTGTCTTGAGGGGCATTAATTTGCCCCTTATAGACATAAAAAAACAAATGAGAGAGGATTATGGGCTTAGTTAAACTGACAGACCAATTATCAGGTAGAAAGGTAATTAAAACAAATCTTGTCTTAACGGGAAATCCTCGTGAAGATATAATTACTATACCAAAAATTCTTGAACAAACACTTCCTATACATAGAGAAAATGTCGAACAAATGAACAAGCTTTTTTCTATATATTTCAACGATAATAAGGCTTGGCAAAAAATAAAAACCACTAGGGGGGATATTAATAACAAAATAGGTGTTCCTAATGCTTGGGCTATAAGTAGAACAATAAATGGTTATTGTTTTGGTGAACCTATTAAATATGTTGCCAGAAATGATACCGCAGAAAATCAATCCGAAATAGAAAAGCTTTCAAGCTGGCTTGATTATAGAGCAAACCACACAAGTACAATTATGGCTACTTTAACGGCTAGTGTTTGCGGTCTTGGATATAAGTTAGCTTTAATGACAAATGATACAAATGACGAAATTCCATTTGTTATAAATGATGAAATAATATATCCTCAAAACGCTTTTGTGGTTTATAACAATAAAGCTATTAGGCAAAAAGTTATTGGCGTTTTTATTGGTGATAATTATAATGACAAAAACGAGAAAGATGGACTAACTTATACCGTTTGGACTAATACTCACCAATATATATTTATTGAAAACAAAAATTCAAGTGGTGAAGATAATAAGTTTGTCGCACAAGAACAACCTTTCGGAAAAGGAACGACATATGCTTATCCATTAGTTGCCAAAAAAATACCACTTGTTGAAATAGAAAGAAATCCCTTTAGAAAAGGGGATTGGGAAGTTATAATAGACTTGATTAATCTTAAAAACTTATTGCTTTCAAATCGTATTGATGATATACAACAAGTAGTTGATTATGTATTAGTGTTAATTAATTGTCAATTTGAAAACGATGCGGATAAAAAAAATATATTACGAGATAGGCTTTTAGAATTAACTGTTAAAGACCCACAAAATAAACCTAAAGTTGAAATACTAAAAAATACTTTAGACCAAACAGGTGTTCAAATATTAGCTGATTATATAGATTTACTTATTCAAGAGTGTGTTGGGATACCAAACCGTCAAGAAAGAGGTGGCGGTGGTGGAGATACAGGTCAAGCAGTTAAGTATAGAAATGGTTTTCGTGATTTAGAAAATAATGCCGGGCTTATTATACCTAAAATGGATAAAGCTGAATTAGAGTTTTTAAGTATATGTATTAGCTATGCTGAAAAGTTTGGAAAGAAATTAGGTAATCTAAAGCCGTATGATATAAGATGTAAATTTATTCGTTCACTCAATGACGACCCTGTTGCTTCTTCACAGGCTTATGTGAACTGCAAAGTTGGTGGAATGAATGACTTAGATGCACTAATTGTTAGTAAACTTGTTACTGATGCTAGTGAAGTAGCTAAAAACAATAAAAATGCTTTTGAAAATGGCTTATTAAAAATACAGATAGAAGAAAAAGCAAAAAAAGGTGTGTTTGGAGAAACAACTATACAAACACCTACACCTAAAGAAGGTGAAAATAACACTGATAATAACGGTGAATAACCTTATTAAATAAATTATATCAAACTATATAGGACTTTATGGATAGAACTCAAATGAGGGCTTGAAAACTGGACTATATAGGAGGAGGAAAAATGGCAAAATTGAACCTTAAAGATTATGTAAGGAAAAATGAAGAAACTGGTGAGTTGGAGTTTGATGAACAGGCTTTTAATTCAGCACTTGACAGAGAAAGAACAAGTGCAAGCCAAACCGCAAGGGAAAGGGCTGAAAAAGAATTAAGAGAAAAAATCAAACAAGAACTTGCCGAAGAAGCAAAATTGTCCGCAGAGGAAAAGCTTAAAAAAGACTATGAGGCAAAAGAAAAGGAATTGCTAGATAGGGCTATTGCTCTCAATAAGAGAGAAGTCCGAGCAATCTATAAAGATGCTGGATTTACAGATAGCGAGATTGAAGCTCTTATTGATATTGTAACAGACGATGTTGAATCTATTGAAAAAGCAACAAAACTTGCTGAAGCTAGAAAAAAAGCCAATGAGGATTTGAAAGCTAAATATGAAAAGGAATTAGGTGTTAATACACCTGCTCCAAACGGACAAAGCAACAAAGGCGAAGAATCTGAAGGTGCTAAATATGCCAAGAAATTGTCAGAACAAAACAAAAATCAAGAGGTAAAACTCTAAAATAAAATTAAAAGGAGAAATTTTTATTATGAATGAAGTAATACTTAACAAACCTAACTGGCTAGGTTCCGAAGTTGGGCTTACATTAAAGACTTTCACTATACCTGCTGACTTTACACCTACTGTTATAAAAGATGGCAAAACCATAGTGGAAAGCGGAACAATTTTTGAAGATGCTGTTACAAGACAGAAAGGTCTTGTTTTTGGCGATTATGACATAACTGACGGCTCTGTTCTTGCTTGCATTATGATAGGTGGTCGTTATATTGACGAGAAACTTCCTGCAAGTGCAGCCACTGTTGCAGAGGACTTTATTGCACAGGGATTATATGCTTATTCAGAGTCTGAAGTCGTTAGACCTGATTTTGGTTCAACTGGAATTGCACAACTTGATACTCCTGTTCTTACTAATGTGGCGGTAAGTTCCAAAGTAACTTGGGTAGCAATAGCTGGTGCATTACGTTATGATGTTCGTGTTGACGGTGTAATAGTTAAAAGTGTATTGCCTGATGAAACACTTGAATTTTCTTATGCTAGCATAACAGGCTCTATATCTATAACTGTTCAAGCAATAGGTGATAATCTTTACTATACAGATAGTGATGAGTCAATACCTGTTGTAATCACCGGAGAGTAATTAAAGGAGGAAATAAATAATGGACTTTTTAAAACTTATTGAAGATAAAGATATTGTGTCTTTTGCAGAAAATTATTCATATGACAAAAATTATATGGGTCAAAAACTTTTTCCAATGCAAAAAACAGATAATCTTAAAGTATCTGCAAAAATGCTTATGGAAGGTGGCGACATTCCTGTAATGGCACAAGTCCACGCTTTTGATAGCGAGGCAAGAATTGGCGATAGACCTAACTATATAGAAGTTAAAGCCGAAAAGTTGCTGATTAAGGAAAAAATAAATCAAACCGAAAGACTTATGTATTTCCTTAATGATGGTGCAAGCAAAGACAAACTTAAAGATTATATATATGATGATATGAGCAATTTGCTTTCTCGTGTAATAACTCGTACAGAAGTTATGAATATGGAAGTTTTGGCGACTGGTGCTATAACAATTAACGAAAATAATGCTACATATAATGTTGATTTCGGCTTGCCTAATTCTCATAAAGTAGTTCTTAACGACTGGTCTAACCCTGAACACGATATAATTGGCGACTTAACACAAATAAAATCAAAGGCTAAAACTCTTGGTGTAAACATTTTAAGAGCAATTACAAGTGAGAAAGTTATGAACTTAATGCTTAAAAATGAAGCTATTGCTCAACTTTTCTCAATGCGACTGTCAAGCGAAGTTATGACTATGGGAGCATTAAAGGCGTGGTTGCTTGCAAACTTTGACATTGAGTTTGTAACAAATGACGATGTTTATAAAACTTCTGCAAGTGGAAGCACGCTTCATAGATTTTTCCCTGAAAATGTTATCACTTTCTTGGGAACAAGAGCGGCCTTTGGAACTGGTTTGTTCTGTGTAACTCCTAGCGAATTAATGGACATTGGTGTTAATGGAAATGAAAGAGCAATGTGTTATATTAAGAGATGGGCGAACAATGACCCCGCTGGGATTTGGACACTTGCTGAAGGTGTTTATCTGCCTGTACCTAAAAATATTAACAATATGGTCATAGCTACTGTAGCTTAACAATTAAAGAAATAATGGCGGTTGTAGTATTAAGTTATTGCAACCGTCAAACAAACACTTGGGGATATTAAAGAATGTGGATTGATACGATTAAAGCAAAAATAGCAAGGAGAAACCCTGAACTAGGCAGTGACAGTGATTTAATGGAAGATTTAATTGACGAAAGCCTATATGATATAGTTTCTTATGCTAATGCAGATAAATACAATACCGCTTGGGATAGAGTTCTCATTCAATGTGTTTTGCAAAAATACAATACAATGGGAATTGAGGGTAGCATTTCAAGAAGTGCTAACGGTGTAAGCGACAGATACGAAAGTTCTGATGTTTGTGCTAGTATAATTTCAAGAAATGTTCCCCAATATCTTAAACCTAGTGGATACATTTATAAATCCACACGCTTTGATAGACCATTATAAACGGGTGATATTATGCCAAAAGGATTAAGACTAGCGGATTGCCAAAAAATATATTTTGCTTACAAGCTAGGAACTGATAGTAACGATAAAGTAGTATATTCCGAAATTAAATCGGTTATGGCACAAAAAGCGGAGGTTTCTGGCACAACAAGGTATGAGATTTATGGCAAGAGTGTAAATTATAGCAACACGCTAATATTGCCCCACAACAAAGACACACAATTTATCGACGAATTTACTAAACTGTGGGTTGAAACCTTACCAATAGATATAGACACCTTAGCAGATTATCAAATAATGCAAAGAGGACGAACGGTAGACGGTTTATTCACATTGTACATTAGCAAAATAGCAGAGGAAAATAGGCCTATTTGGTTTGAAAGTGGTGGTGAAATATACAAAACTGATATTAACTTTAATTATGATACACTTGTAGGAATTGTGCCAAAAACCAAATACTTGCCTATAGACGGTGAAACCTTAATGTGGTATCGTAAGCCAGCTGACAAAAACGAAACAGTTGCAAAAATAAGGCTTAAAGACAAATGGCTACATAATGAAAATTATGTATTAGAGTTTGAAACGGTGGTAGCTGATGAAAATTAAAGGTGTTAAAGAAGCACAAAATCAACTTGATGCTTATATGAATAAGATACCAGAAGCAATACTAAATGCTTTAAATAAAGTTGTTGATATTGGATATAACACCGCAAAAGACACATTAGAAGCT